AGAAGGGCTTGCCGTTCATCGCCACAGCGGCCCGGATCATGGTCGGCCGCGCCATCGAAGCCGCCAGGGCGGAAGCCGCCGCCACACCCCCGCCGGGGTGACCGTCCCCAGCGTCACGATTGACCGCGGAGGCGAGCATGGCGAAGCGATCAGCCACGGTCCACATCGGCCAAAAGAAGTGGAAGATCCGCGTCTGCAAGGTGCCCGCCGACCGCTTGGGCGACTGCAACGACGAGACGGCGACGATCCGCGTCAGCGAGAAGTTGGTGGGCGTCGACTTTGTGGAAGTGCTGCTCCACGAATTGATTCACGCCCGCTGGTGGTGTCTCGACGAGGGCGAGGTGACGGAGTTCGCGGAAGAGGCGTCGGCCGTGCTTGAGGCGTTCGGGGTGACCCGCGAGGAGGACGAGGATGGCTAATAGACAAGCCGCCGGCACCGCTGCCGGCGACGAGATCACGCCTATGGTCCGCCGGATTGTCAAGGCCCACCCGGACGCGCCGGCGCGGACGCTCGCCCGGCGGATCGTCGAAGAGACGAACGGGGCACTGACGCTCGAGCAGGCCAGGACGCGAGTGCGTGCCGCCCTCGGGCTGTGTGGGGCTGACAGGCGGAAGAAAGCCCCCAGCAAGCAACTGCACCGCGAGCCGCGGGCCGCGGGCAGTCGTTACCAGATGCCGCCATCGCAGGCCGAGCCCTGGCTGCCGTTCGACCTCGGCATTACCGGCCGCGTCGGCATCCTGTCCGACATCCACGTACCGTACCACGACGAGACGGCGCTGCGGGCCGCGGTCGATCACCTCCAGGGCGAGAAGATCGACGCCCTGCTGCTCAACGGCGATTGGGCCGACTTCTACTCGATCAGCAGGCACGAGAAGAATCCAAAGCACCGCAACTTCCGCAACGAGCTGCACGCGGGCCGCGATCTCCTGAAGTGGATTCGCCAAGAGTTCAACGGCATTCGGATCGTCGCCAAACTCGGGAATCATGAAGAGAGGTGGGAATCGTGGCTATTCCAGCACGCCCCCGAAATCAGCGACGACCCGATCATGGGGATCGACAACTGGTACGGCTTTGAGCGGCTCGGGATCGAGTTGGTAAAGGACAAACGCATCATCCTCTGCGGTGCGTTGCCGGTGCTGCACGGCCACGAAAAGGGCAACGGGATCAGCTCGCCGGTGAATCAAGCCCGCGGGGCTTTCATGAGGTTGCATCACACGGTGCTCGAGGGCCACGGGCACCGCACCAGCACCCACAGCGAGCCCGACATGATGGGCTCGGAAACGGTGTGTTTCTCGACCGGCTGTCTCTGTGACATGCGTCCCGCCTACGCGCGGCTCAACAAATGGAACCACGGCGCAGCGGTGGTGGCGGTCCACGCCGACCGCAGCTTCGACGTTGAGAACTTCCGCATCCAGAACGGCAAGGTGCGCCAATCGTGACAGACGCCGACCTCGTTACCATCGATCAACGCATCCAGAGGGCCGGTGCCGCCAACTGTTGGACCGGCACACTTGGCTCTCTCGCCGGCGACGCTCGGCGGCTGGTGCGACACATTCAGGAGACGCGGAAGATGGCAGATGAATACCCGGTCGACCACATCCTGCGAGGCGAGCGGGAATTGAAGCACTACCCCGGCGACGAGATCGAGCCGGAGGCGACGTTGATCGAAGAGGCGGAAGGACCGCCCGTGGCGGTCCAGCTCCTCGACACGGCACGGGCCGCAGTCCTCGACCGCCACCGCGTCTACGGTCCGCCGCAGGAGCATTTCGCCCGCACCGTCGGCATGGTCAACAGCCTGTTCGCCTCTGTGCTGAAACGGCCGCTGACGACCTCCGATTGGGCTCGGATCATGCTGCTCGACAAGCTTGCCCGCGACCTCGGGCCGCGGCCCCACCCCGACAACGCTGTTGACCTCGCCGGCTACGCGGCGTGTCTCGCCGAGTGCCAAGCGTCCGCACCCCCTGCGGACGGCACGACGTGAGCCGTAGCGTGGTGGGAGGTGACGCATGATCGTACGGCCGACTCACTGGCGGACCGGCCCCAACGGCCGGGAAGCGGTGGCATCCGCCGGCGACTTTGTTTCGCTCGAGCGACTGCTGACAGCGGGCGAGAAGTCTGGCCGGATCACGTCTAGGCCGGAACGGACGGACCGCGAGATCGAGGTGATCGCTTACCGGCTTGGAATGACGGTGGCCGAAGTGCGGCGGGCAATAGCACGAGGGCGAACGGAGATCACCGATGCCGGACTCTCTTGACGGGATCGTATCCACGACCACGAGCCTGACGCAGACGCAGACGGGCACCGTCGGCAGCTCGACGCGGGCCGTCTCCGTGTCGTCGGCGTTGCCGCTGAACAGCGTCTCCGGCCCGCTCGTCGATCAGCTCTGGGTATCGAACCGCTCGCTGGCTGTCGGGGCGTCCGAGACGCTCGATCTGCTCTCGCTCGCCGACACCATTCAGGGCGCGACCGGCATCCAGACCATGCGGCAGATTCGCCTCGTCAGGGTCGAGAACAACGAAACGATCACCGGCCCGCGAATCGTCGTTGGCCCCTCGGGCACCAACGGCTGGGGCCGTGTCGCCGGCGAGATCGGGCCGGGCGGCGAGCTGATCGCCGTCCAGCAGACGCACGCCTGGGGCGTCACCGCGACCGAGCGTGGCGTGACCATCCGCGCCACCGGCCCGACCGGCTCCGTCTCCTATTCGATCGTGATCGCCGGCACCGCCACCACTGGCCCCACGGGGTACTGACCATGACACCAGAGCAGCTTCAATCCGCGGTTCTCGCTCTGATCGCCGGTGCGCGGCTCAAGGCCGCCGGCGGGCTCACCGTCGCCGAGTTCGGCTCGCTCGTCGTCGAGGTGATCCGCCTGGCGGTGGCCGGGCTCGACACGATCAACACGCTCGACGGGCCGGGGAAGAAGGCGTGGACGCTCGCCTGCGTCGGCACGCTCTTCGACGCGGTGGCCGACTCGTGCGTCCCGATGCTTGCCAAGCCGATCTGGTGGGTGATCCGTCCGGCCGTCCGCACGCTCGTTCTTTCGGCTGCCGGCGGGGCGCTCGAGCAGATCTTGACGCTGACCCGTGCCGCCGCCCCGGAGCCGACCGCATGACGACCGCCCTGGTCCTCGCCGCTGCCGCGGTGGCCTACCTCGTGTGGAGCCGACCCGCCGCCCTGGCGGGGCTTCCGCCGCTGTCGCCGCTGCCCGCCCCGCAGGTCACCCCGCCAGCTACCCAGCAGGTCGCAGGCGGCTTGTCCACGCTCCAGATCGTCACGCTTGCCATGAACGTGGCGACGATCGGCGTTTGCTTCATGGCATTTTCTCTTTTCTGGAAACGCGAAAACCCTGCCCCCGCCCCTGGCCCCGCACCGGTTGTCGGGCTCGATCTCCGCGGCCGGTTCGTCGGGCCGGATGCCGCGACAGACGCCGCCACGACCGCCGCCCTGCTCGAGGAACTTGCCGGGCAGATCGAATGGGACGGGCAGCAGACGGAGCCGCGGCTCCGCACCGGGGCCGCGTTCGACGATCTGCGTCGTGCCGCCCGCGAGCTGCGGACGCGGGGCGTCTCGCTTGGCGCTCGGCAGCCGGCCGTCCGCGATGCAATCAAGACGTTCCTCGACTCCGAGGCCGGCACCGAGGGCGGACCGGTCGACGCCGCCGCCCGTGCGAAGTGGGTGCGAGCTTATCGGGCAGTCTCCCAGGCCGCGGCGGAGGCGACACGATGAAGGCTCTCGCCTGCTGTGCCGGTTACTTCCTCGTCATCCTCGTCGGCTGGCCGCTGTCGTTTGTCGCCGCCGTCCTTGCCCATGCGGCCGACTGGCTGGATGACCTCTCGTACAAACTTCTCGACGGGTGGCTTCCATGACGCGCCGCCAGCAGATGTGGTCGTGGAGTGCGATCGGCTTCGTCATCGTTGCCGCGGTCCTCGGCGCGCTCGTCGAGCGGGCCACGCACCGGCTGGCCGCGCGGGTAGAGGGCCGGTTCGGCTGGAAGCCTGACGTTGCCGGAGCCGATGCGTTCGTTGCGTCGATGGGGCGCGAAGGCGTGTTCGCCTCTGCGGCCCCAGATGCGATGGCCGTGCCGATCGGCCAAGACGTTTTCCTGTGGCGCGCGGCCGACCGTGCCAGCCGCAAGGCATACGGAATCCCGTTCAGGGTGAGCAATCAAGCGCAGGTCGGGTCGTGCGTGGCACACGGGGCGCAGCACGCTGTCTATCTTGCGGAGTCTCTGGCATGGGACGCAGGATTGCGGGTCGACGTTCCATTACGGCCGTCGACTCCCAGCATCTATGGCGGTTCCCGAGTCGAAGCGCGGGGCAGGCCCGGCGACGGGCGGCAGCCGGTCGGCGGATGGGAGGACGGCTCAACCGGATACCACGCGGCGAAGTGGGTTCGGGATTGGGGCGTAACCTATCAGAAGCCCTACGCCGATTTTGGCTTCGACTTGACCAATGGGCAGCACCTTGAGCGCGAGTGGGGAGCCTATGGCAACGGCGGCAAGAACGACGCCGGGCGCTTCGATGACGAGGCCAAGAAGCACCCCATCAAGAAGGTCGCCCGCGTCCAAACGTGGGACGAACTTGTCCAAGCGATTTCCGCCGGGCTGCCGGTGACGATCGCTTCCAGTGTTGGATTCGTCGCCAACGCCCGCGATGCCGACGGCTTCATTCGGAGGAACGGATCCTGGGGCCACCAGATGGCAATCGGTGCCGTGAGATGGGCGAAGAACGCGCCCCCCGGCACGGCGAATCCCCGCGACGGAGTCCTCGTCTTCAATTCGTGGGGCGACTCATTTCCGTCCGGTGGCGGTGGGAAGTACCCGGCCGACCAGCCCGATGGTTCGTTCTGGATTGTCCGCGCGGATGCCGAGGCGGTGCTGGCTGCCGGTGATTCCTGGTCGTTCTCGACCACGGCCAACTGGGAGCCGGTTCCCCTCGACAACGGCAACTGGCTCGAGCCCGCACCGCCAGTTTCACTACGTAGTGAAAAACGGGTTCCCGGTGAAAATCCGCAACCCGCCCGCTTGATTGCTGACGTTTTCTCACTCGCTCCCTGAGGCCGCCATGCTGATCGATCGCCGCACTATCGCCACCGTCGCCGTCTGTCTCGCCCTCGGCTGGTGGCTCGGCTCCTCGCCGTCGAGCCCGATCAACCCGACGCCGCAGCGGCCGGTGTTGCAAGCCGTCGGCCGGCTGGCCCGGATCGCCGCCCGGGTCGGCTTGTGGATGGCGATGGCTGCAGAGGCACCGCCGCAGGCCGACGGCCGGCAGCTCGTCCACGCGCCGGCGGTTGATGCCGATGGGCACCGGGTCGTTGACCACGGGGAGGGCTGGTGATGCCGTCGGTATACGTTTTTGCGTTCGCGGCCATCGCAGTAACTTTTCTTGCGTCCGTGGCCTCCATCCTGTTCCACGGTGACTAAGTGACCCTCTACCGCTCAATCCTCGCCTTCCTCGCATCGCTCTCCGCCGACCCAACGGAGATCGACCGCGAGCCGCCACGCGCCGCCGCGGCCGTCGCTGCGGCTTACGCCTCGCTGGCCCCGGAGACGGCACCGACGCCGCCACCGGCTCCGGCGAAGTGTGCGTGCGGGGGGAAGTGCGCGAACGGACAGTATCGGCCCGATGGGCGGATCGTCATGTCCTGCGAGAAGGACTGCCCGTGCGAATGCCGCAAAAGCCCTGCCCCCGGCCGCTGACCGCCAATGCCCGCGGGCTGGCGTCGCGCCGGGGGCGGGGTCTTCAGCCTATTCCGCCTCCGGCACGAACTCGGCCTCCTCGCCGAGATCGAGGGCGGGGAGGTAGTCGAGGGCCGACCGCGTCTGGGTGATCGCTGGGGCGAGGTAGTGCGTCCTCGTCATCTCCGTGCTGTGGTGCCCAAGGTGAGCCGTGGCGTCCCCGCCACCCGCGTGGACGTACGACGCCGAGGACTTCCTCACAGCGTGGAACGGAAGGTAGGCCACGCCGGCAGTCCGGCAGAGGACTCGTAACGAAGGGTAGATGCTCGTGGGATTACGATCCCACGGCCAGACAAGATCGTCGGGGCCGCGGCGATGCTCCTCGAGCTGTCGGCAGAGATCGGCCGGCAAGGCGTGGGAAATGTCGGCGCGCCGGCCCTTCCGTGTGTCCGCCTGGAACAGCACGCGAGCGGCGACGAGATCGACGTTTCGCCAGCGAAGCTGCATCAGCTCGCCGATGCGGGCTCCGCAGCACCACTGCGCGTACAAGATCGACGACCACCACCAGGCCGACGGCAGGCCGCCGGTCCGGCCGTGCCGCTTGCGAGCCTGGACGATGAGGCGGGCGATGTCCTGCGAGGTGTAAGCCCGCGGCGTCCGTGCGATCTTCGGCCGGCGCTTCAGTCTCGGCATCTTGCCGATGGTCAGATCCTCTTCACGCATCCAACGCCAGAGGGCAAGGATCTGCGACCGGTCCTTGCTTACGCTGTCGGGCGAGATCGGCTTGCCGGCTCGGGTGTTGGTCGCACGCCACCGAAGGAACTCGGCAACACGCATGCTCGTGAGATCGTCGGCCGTCGGCTCGTGGCCGAGGTGCTCGGCAAACTTTGCGATCGAGTGCCGGTAGAGCACTTCAGATCGTGCCGACAGATCCTGAATCACCACGTACCGGGCAAGTGCTTCCGTAAGTTTCAAGGCAAAGGCTCCGCTAAACGCCCTCGCATCCGTGCGCGTCGGTCAGTAGGCTCGGCGTCCTACCTCCCGTGTCCTGCGCCGACCGAAGGTGCAAGGAGGATTGTACTGTACGGATATCCAGTCCCCTGCTGAGGGAATGACTACCTACAATCCCGCCCTCTCCGTTGTAGTTCGGTCGGAAGTGAACAGTACGCAGACGCGAAAGCCGATGCGCGGCGGAGGTGCGCGATGGCAAAGGTGTCTCCATCGGTCAGCGACTTGGTGCCTGTGTCCCAAGCGGCCGAGATCGCCGGCGTGAATCCCCGCACGATTCTGAAGCGGATCGAGGAAGGCAAGCTCGTAGCTCAGCGAATGGGAGCCAGGACGTTCATGGTCCTGCGGTCCTCCGCGGAGGAGTACGCATCGACCGTCAGCAATCGGTCGAAACGCAAGCGCGCCGAGGCAGCCTCCGCTGCCACAAAGAAGCAGCAGCGGCCCACAAAAGGCCGGTGATTCGGCGTTTTTCTCGACGCCGATTTTGTGCTGTTGACAAGGGCGGATAGCGGCCCTTATCCTCCCGCCACGCTTGAGGATTGAAACGTCCGCAGGCGTTTCGGTCTATCAGCAAGGGCGGATAGCGGCCCTTACTGGACACCTTGGCAAGGACGCCCGTTTCTCCCGTGGTTTTCGGGGGATGACCCGCTCGCAATCGTGGGTAGGATCGATCCCACTAAGTGAACGGGCGTATACGTTAGAGGATTTTTATGGTCTGCGGAGGAAACGAGCGAGTCGAGACGGTTCGGAACGTGCTCGACATCTGCTTCGGGGTTGGGCTTTCAGTGAAGACGACGGCGTGGGTGATCGGCGAATCGACGGATCTGGTCTGGCACGAGTGGTCCGTACGAACAGGACTTCCCACACCGAAAGACCCGGTTGGAAGCGTGATCCGGCGGCGGGCACGCGAGGTGCAACGGGGCTGGACTGAAGAACAACGGCAACTCGCTGAGCTCGGCTGCACGATGCGGCCGAGCAGCAAGACGTGCGAGTACCGGCAGCGTCAGAGACAGGAAGTCCATCAGCGGTGGAAGGCCACCAAAAAGGCGAAGGAACAGGAATGCCTCTCAGGCTCGATCGACGCGAAGGCCAAAGCATCACCATTCCCGGTGATGACCCAGCAGATGACGTTGTCGTTCTTGTCCACAGCCTGCGAGGCGACCGCGTGAGATTGGAGGTCGTGGCGAACCACGATCAGGCGATTTACCGGACCGAGCTGTTTCGACGGCTCGAGCAACAGGAGACGGGACATGGCGAGCGAAACGATGGTCGGTGATGCAGAAGCGGCCGGCGCGATTGCCGGGATGCAGGAGCTTTACGGCCTGAGCCTGCCGGAGCGGGGCCAAGCGATCCGCGGTGAAACGAAGGGCAAGAGGTGGTCTGGAGAGTGCTTTCACGCCGACCAGTTCAGCGTGATCGTCGAGATCGACGTGGACGTGTTCATCACTGTCTCGCCGTCGGACATCGAGATCGAGTGAAGGCTGACCAGATGTCACATCGCGCCGGTGGTGTAGTGGTTGCACACCCGCTGTTCCAAGCGGGAGGAGGCGGTTCGACACCGACCCCGTCGCTTAGGTTTGAACGCATCGGACTTTCACTGGCAAACGAGCTGTTGGTGATGAATCACTACTTGGGAAAAGCCGGTCAATCTGCGGTCTGTTTCGGTGGGTTTGTTGGCGAGGCTCTTGTGTGCTGTCAGGTGTGGAGGCACCCAGCCGCTCGGATGCTGCCGCAAGACGGATCGTGGCTTGAGCTGTGCCGATGGTGCATGACACCGCACGCCGGAAAGAACGCTGGAAGTCGGATGATGGGTTGGGTCGTCAGGCAGATTCGCCGCGAGATCAAGGAGGTAAAGACGCTGGTGTCGTACAGCGATCCAGGCCACGGACACAGCGGGGCGATTTACAAGGCAAGCGGTTGGCACAACAGGCCAACCCACCACGAAGAACGATTCAAAGCAAACGGCGTTGGCTATCCCTCCGGCCACGGCTCGTGGAACAAGGAGACGATTCAACGCCCGAAACAACGCTGGTGCATCGAGATCGAGTGACAGGACGGGCCTGGGCAAGACGCCTTCGGCATGGAGCCCGCGGAGCGGGCAGGCAGGGATGACAGCCGCCGGCGGTGGAACCGCCGGCGGATCAGGGAGGGCCGCATGGCAGGCGAAGGCGTGATCCACGTTCAGCGGACGTTCTGGCGATTGCCGGCGCGGTCGCCGGCGGCTGGATCACGCAGGCCAGCCGTCCGGCTCTGCCGGCCGAAGGCGAAGCGACGCAAGCCGGAGGCGAAGGTTCAGAAGCGGGTGCGAATCCGCCAGGAGGTGCGGCCGGGGATCGTGGCGTGGTTGCGGAGGCTCCGTCGGGTGCAAGCCCGGCTGACGCACACCGGCAACCTCTACGCGGACCCGCGGCGAGCGGGCGGCAGATCGCTGGCGGGGGATTGTTACGTGGAAGCGGCGTTGGCCGGCGACCCGCGGATCTTGCTCGACACGATCGTCGAGTCGATCTGCGAACTGCAAGGGGTAGGGCGGGAGGTGGAATCCACGGTTCAGCCAACGGCGACCACGGCTCTGCCGGGGACGCCGGAGAAGGTGGAGGAGATGCGACGACGCCAGGAGCGTTTCCAGGCGTTGCACTGTGATTGGGACGCGAAGAGGAGTTAACGGAGATGGCACTGAACATTCAGCGCGGACGCCGGCACACGCCGGTACGGGCGGTGATCTACGGGACGGAAGGCATTGGCAAATCGACGCTGGCAGCGGCGTTCCCGTCGCCGGTGATCCTCGACACGGAAGAGGGGACGCACCACCTGGACGTGGCGAGGGTGTCGATCGGCTCGTGGGACGAGCTGCGTGCGGCAGTTGCCGAGATCGGCAGCAAGCCGAGCGAGTTCCGCACGGTCGTCATCGATTCGGCGGATTGGGCCGAGCGGCTGCTGATCGAGAGCCTGCTTGTCGAGCACAAGCAGAAGTCGATCGAGGGCTTTGGCTTCGGCAAGGGCTACACGATCCTTGCCGAAGGCTTCGGCCGGTTCCTGACGCAGTGCGACGCGCTGATCGGTGTCGGGCTCAACGTGGCTTTCGTGGCTCATTCCAAGGTGCAGCGAACGTCGCCGCCGGACATGGCGGACGGCTTCGACCGCTACGAGCTGAAGCTGACGAAGCAGACCGCGCCGTTGCTCAAGGAGTGGTGCGACCTCCTGGCGTTCTGCAACTACAAGACAAACGTCACCGAGGGATCGGACGGCCGCAAGAAGGCCACCGGCGGCAAGCGTCGGCTCCTGCACCTTGAGCGGGCCGCGGCGTGGGACGCGAAGAACAGGTACGGCCTCGACGCCGAGCTGCCCATGACGATCGACAGCCTCGGTCCGATCTTCGCCGAGCCTGCCAAGCGGCCCGGCTGGCGTGACCGCGTCGCCCAGGCGGTGACCGTCGACGAGTTGGGCCGGATCGCCGACGACGCCGAGAAGGCCGTCAGCGACGGCAAGCTGACGGCGGAGCAGCGGGATCAGCTCGACATCCTGATCGACCAGCGGCATGGCGAGATCGAGATCGAGGTGACGGCATGACAATCAAAGAGTTCATGGATAAGCACCGCGCTTGCCGCGAAGGCCGCGAGTGGGCTGAAAGCACATGCGAGACGATGGACGAGGTTTGGCGATGGGCACGGCATGACTGGCTGCTTTGGGTGGCGAGGCGACCGGGCGTCCTTACTGATCGTGAGTTGCGGCTTTTTGCGGTGTGGTCGGCCCGTCAGGTGCAGCACTTGATGACCGACGCTCGATCGCTGGCGGCTCTTGGCGTGGCCGAAAGGTATGCAAACGGCGAAGCGACGGACGAAGAGTTGGCCGCAGCCGGGGACGCAGCCTGGGACGCAGCCTGGGCCGCAGCCAGGGACGCAGCCTGGGCCGCAGCCGGGGCCGCAGCCAGGGCCGCAGCCAGGGACGCAGCCTGGGCCGCAGCCGGGGCCGCAGCCTGGGCCGCAGCCAGGGACGCAGCCAGGGCCGCAGCCTGGGCCGCAGCCAGGGACGCGCAGGCCGAATGGCTGCGAGCGAACACAACGCCGAAATGGGAGGTGATCGGAGCATGAAACTCTTCCAAGCGTCGGTCTTTGAAAAAATCCGAAGCGACGGCGTCTTCCTGCACCTCAGCAGCGCTGAGGCTGTGGACGTGAACGGCAAGCTGTACGCCGAGGTGGCGGGCAACCTCTACGCCGCCGACTCCTCGCCGCGGTGGCACGAGACGGAAGCCGCGGCCCGCGAGGAGGCGGCGGCGAAGGTCGATGTGATGGCGGCGGCGCTCACCGCCCAGGCGGTGCGGATCAGGGAAGGAGGACGGTGATGTCAGAGACGCCGACGATCGCCGCTCGGGTGTTGATGCACGCCGAGCGGGTGCGCGACGAGCTGCTGTACGTGTCGCCCGAGCCGGCCACGCCGGAGTTGTCAGAGAAGCAGGGCAACGCATACGGGCCGCTGCTCGTCGAACTTTGCCGGCTGGCGATTGCCGAGTGGCGCAGGCCGGAGGCGAGCGCTACGCCGCAGAACTTGTCGAACGTGTTGATCCGCATGAGTGACACGATCAAGACCGCCTGGGTCGAGGAGGACGCCGATGACGTTTCGTGATGGGATTCGACGGGACTTGCAGGCCAAGCGGGAGCACGACCGCGAGGCAGACCACGAGCGGAAGGCGTTGGGCATCGCAGATCTCGTTCCATTTATGCGAACGGGACAGATGAGCTACGCGAAGTTCTTGCAGATCACGCGGGACATTTTGAACGGCGACGCCGAGCGCGTGGTGCGAGTCGGTGAGGAGTTCAGGCCAGACATTCAGACCGGAGAGACGCGATGAGGGTTCACGACTTTGGCGACGCGTTTGATGTGGCGACGGCTGGCGGTGCGCCGGCCGGCGAACGCGAGATGCTGCCGGACGGCACGCACAACGTGACGATCAAGGATGCGAGCGAGGGTCCGCACAAGTTCGCCGACAACAATCCCGGCGACTTCCTGCACCTCACGCTGGCACCGAACGGCTCGTACGGATTCGTCTGGGTGTCTCTCGGATCGGCGTCGAAGGACCGCGCTCAGGCCTGGCTTGTAGCGACGGCTCTCGGCTACACGCCGGACGGCTGGGCCGACGCCAAACCGTCCGAGCTGGTCGGCCGCGAGCTGCGGATCACGACGAAGCAGGTCGTGTTGAAGAGCGGCAAGACCCGCGTCTTCGTCAACGACTATCTGCCGGCGGTGACCGCGGCACCGGAGAAGAAGCCGGCCAACCGGCTGCCGGCTCAGAAGGTCGCCGCCGCTCGAGGCGACGAGGCCGGCGGCGGGGATGACATTCCTTTTTGACATCAACGGCCCGTCCTGGCCCCGCCGCTCACGGAGGCGCAATGGGCTCGTCAGCCGGAGGAGCGAGCGTCATTCATTCGCAACATCGCCGGCGATCGTTGGGCACCGCACCTTTCCCGGAACGCCGCAACGACAACCACTCACGTGATAGGCACGGGGGCCGATCGACGCGGCCGGGGTGGGATGGGTTAGGGGATCAATCGACACGAGGAGTCACTGAACATGACATTGGACATTGCCAACGGGCATCACAACGGGCACAGCAGCTCTGAGGAGCGAACTCACAAGGGGCTGTCCAAAGTCAGCCGTTACAAGTGGAAGTCCAACGACGACAAGGGCGAGTTCACGTGGGTACACAAGGCTGCGTTAAGTGTTGATTTCGCTTATCAGCGAGACGCTACTCACGGGAAAGTTCTTGAGATCGCCAAGGACTGGTCGTGGATGGGGTGCGGTGTGATTCTTGTGGTCCGCAGGCCCGACGGTCTTCTCTACGTCATCGATGGCCAGCATCGCGTTTCGGCTGCCATGAAAAGGGATGACATCACTGACCTTCCCTGCATGATCTTCGACGTGTCGGAAGTGTGCGACGAGGCCAAGGGCTTCCTGAACGCAAACACGCTGCGCAAGCCTGTTCCGGCTGTCGCTAAGTTTCGCGCAATGGTTGTCGCCGGAGATCAACGGGCAGCGGATGTTCAAGACGTTCTGGATGATCTCGGAATGGTCATCGGAAAGAACGCATCTTCTCGCGTGTTTGGTTCGATTGCCTGGGCTGTGAAAGCAGCCGGCCAGGACGTTGCGTCCTTTCGCAAGACCATGCTCACAGCGAAAGAGCTTTGCGGTGAAACTGGCTCAATGCCTGAGTATCTCTGTCGCGGGATGTTTGCTTTGCAGAGGCGACACGCTGCGCTCGACAACGTCAAGTTCGTGAAGCGCATGATGTCGGTTGGCTACGTGGCAATTGTCAATGACATCCAGGCGGCGTCAGTCTACTTCAAGGAAGGCGGCGAGCGAGTGTGGATGACCGGAATCATCAACGCAGTGAACCGAGGGTTGAGGAATCGGTTTTACGACGAGTCCCAGCCGGCCAAAGCAGATGAAGATCAAGAGTGATCTCTAGGCAACACACCCGGCGGCGGGCGGGGATCTAACCAACACCAGAATCGCTTCTGGCTCGGGAAGGCCACGGAAAAAACCGCCCGCCGTCGGGGTGTTTTGACACACGGAGGAGTCGATGGGGGGAATCACAACGATCGGCGAACAGCCGAAGGCTTGCACGGAGTGCCGCGAGACGAAGCCGCCTGGGGCGTTTGCCGCTCGCACCGGACTCCTCGGCGGAAGGATGGATGTGTGCCGCTGGTGCCTAAAAGAGCGGCGCGACTCGCACCGGACTGACAAGAGTCTCGGCAAGAGCATCCTGCGGGACGCCAAGACAAACAGCCGCGGCGACTTCTGCGACGAGACATACGCCACGCGGCGAGACCAGTACATCATCCTCCTCTCTGCGGCCTGCGACCGCTACCGCCAGGCCGAAGACGCCGAGGACCGCGACGGGGCACGGCAAGCGTTGATCTTTCGCTGCCGGCAGCTCCTCGAGGCGGAAGGGCTGGTGAGCACATGACGACGTACCAAGGCCAGCACTTCCTTGACTTCGACGCGGCCCCGGCCCGTCGCACCGATCCGCCGACCTCGGTCGCGGCCGGGCAGGCGATGACCGCCGCCGCCGTAGACGAACACGAGCGGCTGATTCTC